ATGATTCACTGTAAACGCGTTTATGATCCGGCAGAGGCCGGCGACGGTTACCGCGTCCTGGTCGACCGACTCTGGCCGCGCGGGATGAAAAAAGAGGCTTTGCGCTACGATGAATGGTGCAAATCGCTCTCGCCCTCTTCGGCGCTACGTAAAGCGTTCCACGGCGAGGCGATCGATTTTGCCAGCTTCAGTCAACAGTATCGCCAGGAACTCGACGCCCGGCGTGACGAAGGATTACGTCTCGCCGGGCTGGCTCGCCAACAGCCCTTAACCTTGCTGTATGCCGCCAAAGATACCCGGCAAAACCATGCGCTGGTGCTGGCTAACTGGCTTGAGAATCTACCGGTTACGGCTTAGCGGGGTGATCCCGGCGCCACAGTTCCCATTCATCGAGGGTTTCCCCGCCGGGCAGCTTACAGTCGCTGCGCACGCCCTGCGGCGTCTGAACCGGAATCAGACTACCGCCTTTTTGCGTACAGTAGACGGAAGCCGGGTTGGCCATGCCGATAGTCTGCGGCGGCGGTGGGGCATCCTGCGGCTGCGGCTGCTTCGCGCATCCGGCCAGGGTCAGCGGCAGTAGCATTATCATCCACTTCATTTCTGCTCCTTCTTTGCACAGAGCAGGTATTTGCCCTGATTCTTCATGGTTTCTCCATTTTAACTACACTTTTGCCCCGTAGAGTAGCGCTTGTTCTCGAACTGACCAGAGAACAGATCATTCCATAATCAATGAGTTTTCCCCGTCGCCCCCGACGGGGCTTTTTTTTGGGATTTAATAAATTGAAATAAAAGGATTTATTTCAAAAGTGTCCACATATCGACCACATTGACAAGAATAGCCCCCTTCCCAGGGGGCTATTTTTATACTGCAAGACTAAGTTGACTGTTGCCGTAATGAGAAGCCGGGAAAGCGTCGCCGGGGATAAATCCTGGCGGCAAAGGATCTGCACTGGTTGAGCGCTTCGTTACTCTGCGCTCTACGGTGTTAAGTGTCGTGAATGACTCGCTACATTCAAGATTCTGGCATTGATGATATTGCCGGATGGTGAACTCGCTTAACCGGCGGCTGGTGCGGGTGCGGGCATTTGCGCCGCAGTAGGGACAAACAAACATGATGATCTCCCATAGGGAGTTGAACTCACGCCTATTATGGCCGCTACTGTTCAGTTTCTGCAATCCAGTCGCTTATTTTCGCCTCAAGCTCCATTTTCGTGGTAAATCCGTTATCACCGATTACATGTTCCGCTCTGGCAATGATCCAATCCTGATTATCGATTTCAGGCTTAAAGCCCAACACGTTCAGATGCATACCGGGGTATAAATCAGCGCGGCCGCGCGCCAGGGTTATCGAAAACTGTGCGGCGCCTTTCTGGAGCTGTATCCATTTTGCCGCAGCTGCGCGCCTGGCCGCCTTTTCGTTCTGATAGGTTTTACGCAAAACATACACATTACCTTCAGCGCCTTCCATGTAATCCCCCTCCGGCCGGCTGCTTTTCTCCTCAGCCTTTTTTCTGGCAGTATTTGTTTTGCGCTTAGTGACCTTGACCGGTTTTTTCTTGCCGAAATTAAGATCCAGCCAGTACGCCCGCACGCCGGTGTAAGCATCACGATCGGCAATGCGGAACCTGTGACGATCTCCGCTGGCACGGGTTATTTCAGCCGATGGCAGCGCCCTGCCGGATGCACTGACGCCGCCCCCAGGCAGGATAAACAACAGACAGCCATTTTTCACGGTGGCGATGGCCCCCAGCATCTCCGCCATGCGCGTTAAAAACGACATGTCGCTCTCTTCGGTCTGATCCGCATGGTCGATCTCAATGTCGATCAGGGCCTCGCTAATCATCGGCTTCAGGTCATAGTGCCGGGCAATGGCCGACACCACCCGCTCTACCGTCACATCATGCCAGGACACCTCTCGCCTGACGTTCATCTCTTCGCGAAAATCAGCGCTGTGCGCTGTGATGTCGATAACATCCGGCGGCCCGCTATGTCCCACCTCGTCAACGGTGTAGAGACCTTTGTAGATCAACGCCTCTCCCAGCCAGCCGATTGACACCGCCAGCTCCGCACCACGAGGGGGCAAATCCGTTAATCCGTCAGAGTCATCTACTGACAGGGTTAGCTGGTCAGCATCGAAACCGTTGTTATCTGTAACGGATAGCGAAGTGATGCGGTCGGCCAGTTCGGTGAGCACAACCCCACCCAGGGTAATACTAAAATCCGGCTTCTTAACGACGTCACTTAATTTTTCTAAATACGCTTCGGCTGCTGTTGTTAGCGTGTCTGCTATCGACATAACTCCCCCGTTTTTTGCTGATGATTCCATGCCCGCGCGCGGGGCTGAATCCCTTTTTGTTGTCAGCGAACGGGCAGACCGGCAACCAGGCGACGCCAGCAGACTTAACGTTGAATATTGCCCTGAACTCAAAGAGCAACATGATGGTGAACTTATGTCTGAAACTCGTTTTCACGGCGTCCGCTCTCGCGAAAATACCGACCTACAGCAGGCAATCAATGACATTGATTCCAGCGTGATCGGTATTGTTGCGGTTGCTGATGACGCCGATCCGGAAACCTTCCCGCTCAATACGCCGGTTCTGCTGACACGGGTGCGTAACGTCCTCGGCAAGGCAGGTAAAACCGGGTCGCTTTACAAAACCCTCAAAGCCATTTCTGACCAGTGCAGCCCGCGTGTTGTGATTGTCCGGGTGGAAGAGGCTTCCGGTAACGGAGCCAGCCAGTCTCAGGCCATTATTGGCGGGACAGATGGCGACAGCTACACGGGAATGTATGCCCTGCTGACGGCGGAGGCCAAAACCGGCTATCGTCCGCGCATCCTGGCGGTTCCGGACTACGACACCGAGGAGGTGACGTCACAGCTTTGCGTGATTGCCCAGAACCTGCGGGCTTTTGTTTATGCCGGTTGTAACGGCTGCGCGACCATGGCGGAGGCTATCGCTTATCGCAAGACCTTCGCTTACCGCGAGCTTATGCTTATCTGGCCGGACTTTATCGCTTACAACCCTCTGACGGATGATAACGAAACGTTTCCCGCCCCGGCTTACGCCTGCGGCCTGCGCGCCGCTATTGATAACAGTCAGGGCTGGCACAAATCGCTGTCGAATGTTGTGGTGAATAACGTTCTGGGTATTTCGAAAGATGTTTTCTGGGCATTGCAGGCAGAAGACAGCGATGCCAACGAGCTGAACAACAACGAAATCACAACGCTTATCAAGCGTGACGGTTTCCGTTTCTGGGGTAACCGCACCACGGACACCGAAACCTACACTTTTGAGGTGTTTACCCGTACCGCGCAGATCCTGGCAGACAGCATTGCGGAGGCGCAATTTACCTCTGTTGACAGCCCGCTCACTCCGGCCAACGTGAAAGATGTGGTAAGCGGCATCCGCTCAGCCCTCAGCAAAAAAGTCACTGCCGGCCAGCTTATCGGCGCTGACTGCTGGTATGACACGCTGGACAACGGCACCACGGATTTGCGCCAGGGAAAGCTGATTGTGCGCTACAGCTACAGCCCGGTCCCGCCGCTTGAAGATCTGACGCTCTACCAGACCTTTACCGATGATTTTTACGAACCGGCGTTCGCGTCGCTCGGGGGTGAATAATGGCTGTTCCTCACAAACTGCGGCTTTTTAGCTGCTTCGTTAACGGCGACAACTATCTGGGAAAAGTGACCTCTTTCACTCGCCCCAAACTGTCACGAAAGGTAGAGGACTATCAGGGCGGTGGCATGCTGGGTGCGGTCGGTGTTGATCTCGGCCTTGAGGCTGGCGCGCTGGATTCCACCATTGTTTTTGGCGGCGTCATTAAGGCTCTGTTTCTCGAATACGGAGCAGAAATTGACGGCACGCGGCTGCGCTTTGCGGGTGAATATTTCACTGATGGCGAAAGCCAGCTTGTCGAGGTGGAGCTGCGCGGGCGATTTACTGAACTCGACGGTGGAGACTCAAAACAGGGGGAAGATACGGAGGAAAGCTACACCTTTAAATCCACCTACTACAAATTCTCCATGGATGATCAGCCCATTATCGAAATCGACCTGCTGAACTTCATCTACAAAAAGAACGGTCAGAACATGTTCCCGGACCGCATCACTTCCGCCCTTGGCATGGGTAGTTAATCACCTTTCAGAGGGTGGCAAAGATGCCGCCCGGAGATTTTTAACATGACTAAAAAAATTAAAAACCTGTTCACGCTGATGCAGCCGGTAGTCCGTAAAGACAGTGAGATCGGACAGGTGGAAATCACCGGCGCCATCAGTCAGGCCGGATCGTTGCGCGGCCTGAATCTTATCCGCGTTGCCAATATGGATGCAGACTCAATTGCCACGCTGTTGACGCGAGTCACCGCGCCTGCGCTGACACAAAAAGAAATCAACGAAATGCACACTCTGGACTTTATCGGGCTGGCAGAGCTTCTGGTCCCTTTCTTGAATCCGCCGGAGCCTGGAGCGTCGAACGTGGCGGAGACGGAGAGCGAGTAATCACCGTTGCGTTTGACCAGGTAGACGATCTGGTTGCTGATATTGCCGTTATTTTTAACTGGCCGCCCTCTGAAGTTTTCGGCATGGATCTTGGCGAGGTGATAGCCTGGCGCAAGCGGGCGGCGCTTCGAAGTGGTGCCAGTGATGAAGAGTCTTGATATCCGTGTTGCGTTCAGCGCGATCGACAGGTTTACCCGCCCCGTTAATGCCGCCCGCCAGAGCGCGGGCAGCCTTTCCGACTCCATCAGAAAAACACAATCCACCCTGAAAGGGCTCGATAAGAGCAGTGCCACTTTTCAGCGAATGACCGCGGCCGTCGGCAAAACCGAGCGTTCACTCTCACGAGCCCGTACCCGCTTTGATGGCTTGTCAGAAGCACAACGTAAAAACGGGACGCTGACAGAAAAACAGCAAGTATTGATGTCCCGGTTGGGTGAGCGGCTTGATCGGTTGACCGCAAAACGCGTGACGGAAGTGGCCCGCCTCCGAGAGAGTGCATCAGCCCTGCGTCAGCATGGCGTCATGCTATCCGGTAGTAGCGCCACCATCGGTAACGCTATACGCCGCACAGAACAATACAACCAATCCCTTGAACGGGAAAAACGACAACTTGCTGCGGTCACTCAAGCTCGTAAACGTTACGAGGGCGCGCAGCAGACCGCCGGGAAGCTGCGATCCGGTGGAGCAATGGCCGTCGCTACGGCAACCGCTGTCGGGTATGGCGCCGGACGCTTCCTGTCGCCTGCGGTTGGTTTTGATGAGGAAATGTCAAACGTCCAGGCGCTGACGCGGCTCGATAAAAGCGATTCGCAGCTGGCCGCCTTGCGTTCCCAGGCAAAAAAACTCGGTGCTGAAACCGCCTTCACCACACGTGACGCCGCCAGCGGCCAGGCCTTTCTGGCAATGGCGGGCTTCACGCCAGATGCTATCCGTGCCGCACTGCCCGGCGTGCTCAATATGGCGCTGGCAGGCAGTATGGAACTGGGTGAAACGGCAGACATCGGCTCAAACATTCTTTCTCAGTTTTCCCTCGATGCCGGAGAAATGGACCGCGTCAGCGATGTGCTGACAGGTACATTTACCCGTACCAATACCACGCTTAGCAGCCTCGGCGAGACAATGAAAGTTGTCGGGCCGGTAGCGGCGGGACTTGGGATTAGCCTGGAAGAAGCCGCGGCGATGACCGGCACACTGGCGCGGGTGGGAATCCGTGGCAGCGAGGCCGGGACGGCAATGCGTCGCTCCCTCTCCCGCCTGGCCTCCCCCACTACAGCAGCCAAAAAGGCGCTCAAAGAGCTGGGAGTGGAAACTGCCGACGCGAGCGGAAAGATGCGCCGCCCGTTCGATATCCTTCTCGATCTACAAAAGCGTGTCTCCCGTTTCGGTGATGTGGATCAGGTTTCCTTTTTCAAAGACATCGCCGGTGAGGAAGGTTTTACCGGTCTTCAGTCTTTGGTCAAAGGCGCAGGTGATGGCTACCTTCAGTCACTCTATGAGCAAATCGCTGAAGCCCATAAAAACCAGGAGGCGCTCGCCGTCGCTGACAAGAAGAAAGACAACCTGGGCGGTGATTTGAAGGAGCTGGACAGCGCGTGGGAGGCTTTCCGCATTTCTGTGGCTGAGACAGTGGATGGGCCGTTGCGCGGGCTGACGCAGGGGCTTAGCCAGGTTATTGGCAGTATTCAAAGCTGGGTAGAAGAAAACCCCCGGCTTTCACGAACATTGTTACTCGCCGGTGGTACCGCACTGGCATTAACCGCAGTAATTGGCGGTATGTCATTAGCTGCTGGTCTACTTTTGGGGCCGCTTGCAAAACTCAGGCTGGGGTTTGCGCTGCTGTCCGGCGGGAGCGGCATCGGGGGTACGGTATCAGCGTTCCGCATGTTGAGTGCTGTAGGCGTCAGTTCGCTGGTCAAAATTAGCGGATGGGGTGCTTTACTCGGCGGTCTGGCTGGACGCGCCAGCGTATTAACCAGATTGATGGTACCACTGCGCGGCGCGTTACTTGGCGCCTTTACCTCTCCAGGGGCGGCAATAAGCGCCCTGTCGAAAAGCATTGGCGGACTGGCGCTGCGGCTAACCGGGATCCCTGCTTTGCTCGGTATTGTGAAAGGTGGAATTACGGCTCTGGGCGGTGGATTGTCATTGCTGTTGAGCCCAATCGGTTTACTGGGCGCTGCGTTTGTGGCGGCTGGGGTGCTGATCTGGAAATACTGGGGACCAATTAGGGCCTTCTTTAGCGGTTTTTTTACCGGCGTCATCCAGGGGCTAGCACCAGTTCATAACGCATTTTCCCGGCTGGCGCCCGTTTTCGGGGTCATTGGGGATGGCGTCAAAAACGTCTGGAACTGGTTTAAAAAAGTATTAACGCCCGTTGAGGAGAGTCGCGAGGCGCTAAACAAGTGCGCCAGCGCCGGGCAGACCTTTGGAGAGGTTCTGGGTGCTGCGCTTAGCGTACTGCTTTGGCCACTTCAGAAATTAATGGAAGGCGTTGGTTGGCTATTGGAAAAGCTCGATCTCATCCCCGACGGCATTGAAAGAGCCAGGCTGGAAGCAGCCAGGCTCCGGGCTATCCCTGTAATGTGGGAATGGGATGAAAAATCCGGGCGCATGGTTAAAAGGGAGTGGCAATGGTCCACTGAAAAGCCTGCAAGCAAAGGCAGCGCGCCACCGCCCAATGTACTCGGGGGTGACTCTGGAACAGAGCGGCGGCTGGGCCAAATCGCAGATAACACCAAAGGCCTTTTAGATGAGGAAAAGCGCAAACGTATCGGGCCGGGTGACATTGTATTTAAAAATCTCCCCCCGGCCTTTGCGGTGCGTGGTGAATGGCAGGAATCTCGGCTTGTTCGACAACCTGTTAGTGCTCGTCCGGTTATTGCTGCCGGAGAGCCATTGATTAAACAGGGACCGGCATGGCAACCGGTACGCCGAAATGAAATCAAGCGCTCGGCAGCTATGGTGCCAGCAGATGGTTTTTCTGGTGAGATTCACGTCCATTTGCATGGCATCAAGAGCGACAATCCGCGCGAGCTGGCTCGACTTGTCGGGGAGGCTGTCCGTACAGAGATGGATAAACAGCAACGCGCTGCCCGGGGTTCATTCCGGGACCATGATTGACAGGAGTTATAGCTATGATGATGGTATTCGGGCTCTTTGTTTTTGAACTCAGGACACTGCCCTATCAGCAATTGCAGCTGTCCCGTAACTGGCGGCACGTTAAGAATGACCGTGTGGGCCGGAGCGCAAAATGGCAGTACGTTGGCGCCGGCGAGAACCAGCTGACGCTAGGTGGATTGCTGTATCCTGAAATCACTGGCGGCAACCTGTCGCTGAGTACTGTCTCGACGATGGCATATACCGGGCTGGCCTGGCCGTTAATTGATGGGGTTGGCTCGATTTACGGGATGTATGTCATTACCGGGTTACAGGAAACGCACCAGGAACTTGATCGCTATGGCAAGGCGAAAAAAATTGAGTTCACGCTTTCGCTGCAAAGAGTTGATGAGGATATCAGGGAGAGGCTGCAAAGTGCCTCTGTCAGCGACTTGATGGCAACACTAATGGAAGGAGCAGAGACTGCATTAAATACAGCTCAGGAGACGCTCGGCGGTCTGACTTCGTGAGCTGTAGCATGGTTATTTATGTGTTAACTCAGATTTGGCCTGATACATCTATTGAACTGGTCCAAACCTAATCTGACAGACATTTCGGTAAGAATAGTAACTGAGCTTGATGCTTTAATATCCCCCTTAAGGCAAGGGGGATGTTTAATTTAAAAGCCGCAACTTACATATCTATGTATTCCTATATAAGACACAAAGTCAAACCTCTAAACCATCTTTAATGAAATCGATAACTTCACGCCAGAAATCCGGATTCTCCTCATTAAAAACATCAATCATCCCAGCACGAATGAATATTTCAGATGAGAAGTCAAGCTTATCACTCAAATTAGATAAATATAAATGATGATCACATGCTGAATTAACAACGCTTTCAATTTCTTGGTTTATCCTATCGACTGAAAATCTTGTCAGCAAGCACCTCTGCCTTAATATTGAAACAAACCTATCTCTATTTTTAGCAATAAAATTAAAGACAATCGCGTCGGGATACGTATCACCTAAAAACATAGCATTTTTTGGTAACTCACCGACCCCTGGACGACCTTTTATATCACCATCAATTAATGCTATTGATGGGCTGGTTATTGTAGGATTCTGATTATGATATTGACTAACCTTAATTACATTCGGATAGCCGCCAGCTGTATAAACCTTAATTGTAGATGCAACATCAGGGGCGTAACGCCCAATTGCATTTTCAACCCATTCTTTAGCAAAGCTATCTTCAACATAAATAACTTTAGAATTAATTTGTTGCCCGGTAATTGCCCTCAAACTTTCGATGCTAAGCTTTCCGTTCCAAGCTTTTTTGTTGATAGAGGCCCATACTGCTTCTGGAGAAAGCTCATTGACCGCATCTTGAGAATGTGTAGTGAAGACAATCTGAAGCTTTTTTCTTTTAGACACGTTCTGTAAATAATGAACAAAAAGTCTAACAGCAACTGGATGTAAACCATTTTCGAGTTCTTCGATTAAAACTAATGAGTGATCCTTTGAGTTTTCTATGCGATCAATCGTTTCAATTATGGATGCTTCTCCTGCACCAAAATGAAATTGAGAATAACTTGTAGCATTATTTGCTATGCCAACATACATTTTAGTAGATGGATCAGAGCGTTTAATAATAGCCTTATAATTGGTGATATCTTTATCTAGTACTGCTGTTGCGTATTTAATAGTGTCAGCGTTTAAAGGTAATTCATTGAAATCATCACGATTTCCCGCCAAGAATTGTTTGAACTTGGAAAGTTCGCCTGCAGGAACTGTTCTCTGAATTTCTATATACACAACATCTCTTTCTGGAAAACTATCTCTTCTCCATTTCGATTGTTTGAACTTGGCAGTTCTCGTTATATTTCTATCTGGAACTGTTTTTTTATCTGTGATTTCCAATTCTATTTCCCACTCACTCATTGATTCATCACCAAAAAATGATTTTGGGAAAAACTTACCGGGCTTTACTGTTTTATATGCTAATGCTACTGCTCCTAGAATTGTAGACTTACCGCCCCCATTAGTACCTATTAAAGCTGTAACTGGAGTTTTAAAATCTATAACTTCCTCACTAAAACCTCTAACATTTCTTAACGTTACTCTTTTAACATATTTACTGAATTTATTATCTCTTACTTTATCCATCTCATCTTTGAGTTCACTTGGTGATGGCCGCATTTAATCCCCCTTTCCTTGTTTAAACATATAAGAATCAACACAATTGGTTGAATTTCAGATGTTAACAAAACGTATTGAAACATCAATCATTTCAAGCAAAAACACCGATTTTTAATGAGTTGTTATTGTTTGAATGGCCCTCAATTTTTGTTAATTACTCAGAACTCGCTGTTGATAATCATTGATATCCTTTGCTTTTCTCGCGAAGCAGACTGTCAGATTAGACTATGCTACAAGTGAAAACTGTAGGTCAAAATTGAACTAATAAAATTCATTGCGGTACCCGAAACAGACAAACACGGTCATTACTGACCGTATTTTGTTATGCCGTTCGTTTCCACAAGCAGAGGGTGACGTACTCGTTAGTCACATCGAGTGATTCGTTTGCGGTTTCCTGCTCGCCCGCTGCGTCGATATAGGTTCCTGCCGTCATATTGAGCGGCCCGCTCTTCTGGTTGTCCGTGCCGTGTGTCGTGGTCGGATCCCAGGTCTCACCAGGTGATCTGTCACCCGATTTGTGCCAATGCGGCGGAAGGTTGCTGGCTGCGATTTTTACCTTATTGCTGCCGCCGGTCGCACCGTGCTGAGAACCAATGCGTACTACCCTGTCGGCAAAAGCATTGCTTAAACTCTCCCAGGTCTGCCACGGAAAACGCTCAGCCGGGCTTTTTTCGCTAGGGATAATGATCCCAGGATAAAGAATGGCGTCAACGATACCCTTAAACCCCTCGCCGTCACTGTTCAGCCCCAGATTCTCGCGCGCACTTTCAGCGTTGGTTAAATCAGAGAGGTTACTCTCTTTTTGCAGTGCGCCGGTAATACGTGAATCATCTCCCGCCGCCACCGTTCCCTCCGTGGTGCCCACGTCCCGCGTGGCTGAATTCCCCAGCTCCAGATTTTCCCGCGCTTCTGCGGTATCGGTTAAATCAGAGAGGTTACTTTCTTTTTGCAGTGCGCCGGTAATGCGTGAATCATCTCCCGCCGCCACCGTTTCCGCAGTGGTGCCCACGTTCCGCGTGGCTGAGTTACCCAGTTCAAGATTATCCCGGGCCTCTTCGGTATCGTTTAAATCAGCAAGATTTTGTGCTCGCCGCAGATAGCGTTTATCACCCGTTTCCTGCGTGATAGTGGCTAGCGCCGGATCGATAATCAACTGCACATTTGAGCTGTGCGTCAGTGTCAGCACCAGCGTCAGAATGATCTCTTTGATGATGGAGTCCGATTGCGCAGGGAGGTATGTCGCCGGATATGCGCCGTAAGCAATGAGCGTTCCCTTAGCGCTGACCAGCCCCGCCTCTCTGAGCGTCTTACCCGGATAATCCTGGCAGTTAATAACGATCTGACCGCTGATAAACCCCTCATAACTTGAATCAGAGTCAAAGGTTTCACGGCCAAACTGACCAAAAAGCGCCGTCACCGCCGACAGGTCATCAGGATCGGTTGGCAGAGTCACGCCCCCACCATCGCCGATAAGCACGGCGGTAATATCAACAACCTCCCCCGTCTGATATGCAGCTTCGATTTCTACGGCTCCCGCAGCGGTGAGCGTCAGTCCGAATGCCATTATTTCTCCTTATCCGGCGTAGCCAGGTTTAACTCTTCATCCAGATTAACGCCGTAAACATTGGCCAAACGCTCGCAAAAGTCGTCACTGAGGTTCTTGCTGTTTACGTCGATATCTCCGTCATTGATTTGAATAACCTCCGCGGCCATCAGCCGTTGCAGATATTCAAGGAAAAAATCATCTGTCTGGCAGAAGTCGATCTGGGCCTTCATCTGCTTAAAGGTTTTCATATTTATTTCCATGTATCGGGAATCTGGTCGTAATCATCCAGCTGGTAGCAGCTGGTAAACGTGGAGCTGTACAGGGTGACCGCGGGTACTTTGTTAATAAAGTCCAGTCCATTCCCCGTCAACGAACGACACTCACGGAAAGTGAAAGCCGTTGCGGTGATGAGAGGGTAGCTTTCCAGGTCAAATATTTCGGCTGGCGGGGTTTTCAGCTTCGTGCAGCCATCAAACAGACCATAAACAGACGTCACTTCGGCGCCATTAAACAGCCCGGAAGGGATATCCGTCAGTGAAATACATTCCGCGAACATAGAGCTAAACTGCGTCACCCGCCCACTGTACCGAGCCAGGTCTGCCGGGATATGGGTCAGGTTCGAACAACCGCTGAAGGTATAACTGAATACGGTGATCAGTGGATTATTTGCGAAGAGACCTTCGGGGAGCGCTGTTAATCCCGAGTTCTGGAACGCATTATGGGTGATCATCAGCAGGGGGTTGTTGTCAAACAGCCCCGCAGGCAGACTCTTCACCCCCGTACACCCCAGGAAGGCGCTGGAAACACTGGTCAGTCTGGGCGCATCTGCCAGCAGGGTTGCCGGGATCGCGTGCAAGTCCTCACAGAATGCAAAGGTCAGCGACATCACCGTCAGGTTTTTGAGGCTCGCGAGCAGTGTTGGCGGCAGCTCCGTGAGCGCTTTACAGCCATGGAATACGCTGGCCATCTGAGTGATCGCGCTAAAATCGCTGAACAATGTATCTGGTAGCGTGGTCAGGGCTGTGCAGGCACTAAACAGTGAGTTAATGCCCGCCACGCTATGGCAGCCGGTGAAGATATCAGGCGCCAGGTAAGTGAGCGCCCGGCACCCTGCGAATGCGCTACCGAAAGAGGTCGCCGAGATGCAGTCACGGAATGCGCCAGCATTAACCCGTGTCAATGAGTAGCAGTACGCAAAGACCTCCTGGAACGTGGACGCCAGGCATTTACCGGCAAAGGCATCCGCCGGGACCTCCGGCAACGACTCGCAGCGGGAGAACGCCCGGTAAAATGACACCGCATTGTGACAGTCCGCAAATGACGGCATCACGGTCAAGGCATCGCACCAGTAGAACACCGAGTCAAACCCGGTGGCCGCCGTACAGCCAGCGAAAATATTCACGCCAGTGGTCTTCAGCGTCCGGCAGTTTGAGAAGGCGGAGTTAAAATCCCGGGCGCCGATGCAATCACGGAACACAGCTTCACCAACATCAGTAAGGGTCGTGCAGCCGGAGAACACACCATAGAACGTGTTAACGGAAGAAAGACCGGCAAATAACTGATCCGGGACGATTTTCAGTGCGGTACAGCCCGCAAACGCCTCACGAAACGAGGTGGCTGACGCACAGGAACGAAATAGCGCCGGCGGTACCTCTGCCAGTGCTGCGCAGTGAAAGAAGACCCCTTCAAAATTTGCTGCCCGCAGGCCATCAAACAGATCGTCAGGGACTGTGACCAGGCGCGTCGCATACCGGAAAAGCCCCATCAGACTGCCGTTCGCCGCAACGCAACCAGCAAAGATCCCCTGACCAATGGTGGTCAGCGAAGTACAGGTGTCAAAGGCGCGCTCGAATAACGTAGCCGCAGCACATCCCCGGAACAGATAATTGCCGGTGGTTATCAGGGCTGAACAGCCGGAAAACACCTGTGAAAATGTGGTGACGTTTGACAACCCGTCAAACAACCCGTCAGGTAGCGCCGTTAATGACTGGCAGGCAGCGAAAGCGCCTGAAAAATTGGTTGCATTGTGGAGATACGCAAACAACCCCGGGGGTAGGGTTGTCAGTGACGAGCACGCACTGAACATCGCAGAACAGTTTTTTACCGCGGGCAGATCGTCAAACGCCCCCTCGTGAATTTTTATCAGGCTGCTCGCCTGCGCTGCAAATGAAACGAGATGTTCACGATTACCCGTCACGCAGATGATTTCCCGCACAGTGTTCAACGTCACGGACACGTTACTGAGTGTTCTCTGAAAGCTCGCGGTTTCGCTGTTTTTGATGATGATCAGGTATTCTTCCCCGACGGTCAGCTCGCGCGTCGGGATAGCCCATCCATAGACATCATTGGCCAGTTCGAAGCGGTACTCCTGGCCATCGATGCCGTCACCATAATCGATGGTGAAATCCTCATCCATGCGGACAAAGAACAGCGGACGGTTTGCATTATCGATCCGGGTGATGAACTTCATCACCGCGACCACTTTCACACCGATCACCGCGCTAACGCCGTTAGTGGTGGTGACGGTGACCGAACAAGTCCCTCGCTTCATGCCCGTGACCACAATAGCGCCATCGACAATCCGGGCGGTCGCAATTGTTTTATCAGACGTGGTTACCGTAAAGGTTTTATCTTCCGCGTATTCAGGGAGGATAGTCACCGTGACTGTTTCCGAGTCACCGGGGGCCAGATTCAGCTCATAGCGGGATAAAATCACCTGCAACGGGACAACGCGCGGCGTGATTTTCTCCGTGGCATACATGTACCCGGCCGCATATGAGGTTCCCTGAAGTCGACCAAACACATGCACGGAAAACCAGCTGCGTAGGTTCCTGGCACGCAGCACCGCTAATTTCAGGTCCTGCTGGTCATACTCCGTCACCGGAAGATCGTTTTGAAAAACGTTCAGACGAAAGGTGTACGGATCTCCTTTCGGGTTCTGGTTGAACCATTCAACAATATCCGTCCCAAAAGGACTGTCCACCAGGGCATGACGGACGGCGGCGACCGTGCCGCGATGGCGATGGATGTAATGCGCGCGTTTGATAGCATCGCGTTTCTTTTGTTCTGACCAGTTAATATTCCAGGTATCAACCTGGTATTCCCACGCCAGCCACGGCAGGAGCGCCAGCGGGCAGCTGTCGGGATCTTTAACCCAACGGATCAGATATACAGGCAACCTCGCCAGCGCTGCGGCGCTGGCTCTGTCGATGGCCCGCTCCACGGCGGTGGCATTGGGTGGCAGAATGCTGGCGGGATAATTAGCGGTCATGGTCCATCACCACAAGATTGATTTTGACGGCGGTGCAATGAGGCGCTTCGCCCATCGTCGCCACGACATCGGCGGCCGGTGAATGCAAATCAACGGTGACAACGCCGTCCTGATGCAGCGCCCCGTCTATGCCCGACCGTGCAGCGGTGGCGTTGATGAGATGCACGGAGGCGGTGTATTCGTTCAGTGCTGCGGTGGCATTTTCCAGCACCGTGGCAGTGTCCACGCCATACGGGACATAAATGTCAGCGACCACCTGATAATTCACAATCACAGCGGAGCGGACATAATCGGCCACATAATCCGTAATCGGGCGCACATCCTCCGGGTTCACCGCTGCCAGCACTTTATCGAGCAGAGCCTGCGGGGCGGTCCCATCTCCGGTGCGTGACAACACGTAGAGGAAAACTCGCCCTTCCTGATTGTGCGTTTCAGGGCCATAGGCACGTACGTCGAGTACATCCGCATCAGCGCCTCGTGCAAAGTAGTGATAGGCATTTCTGGCTCCCGCCGTGCTCAGGCGCGCCCATGAGAGCAGCGTGCGGGCGCGCAGCTCCTCGTCGCTTTCGTATACGGCGTCCGCCTCGTCGGTGGCTTCGGTAATCAGCAGGCGTTCAGTGTCAAAATTCCCCGCGACCTGATCGAGATCCGCCCCCAGGGCGCTGGACAGCAGCACCGCGCGCACGGCTTCATTGATGCGTTGCAGCAGATGGATCTCGCGATAGGTGAATGCCTGAGCCAATGCCGCCATCGGTTCAGATTCCAGCAGCAGCGCGGCAGATACCGATGCCTGTTGCTGTGCAGGCATTGCCGCCACAATAAGCGCCTGAACATCTTCCAGCACGGTTTCAAAATCCGGCACCTCGACAATGTCAGGCTGCGGGATCTGGGATAAATCGACGGACGTCTGCACACTAACTCCTTAGCCTGATGGTGTTGCTGGTTTCTGTCATGGTTTCGGTGATTGTGCCGGTCAGTTCAGCGGTGACGGTGCCGGTCTGCGAAAACACCACATTGACGGTGGTCAGGCTGATCCGCGGCTCCCACTGCGCCAGCGCAATGGCGGTGGCGCCCATCAGCTGCATGCGGGTGACGGTATTCTGTGGCGCATCGAGTAAATCAGGTACCACGCTGCCAAACTCCCGGCGCATCACACGGGAGCCTGTCGGCGTGGTGAGGATTTTTGTCACGGACTGCCAGAGCTGATCGTGATCGGTTAGTGTGCCTGTGCCTTCCGGATTCATTCCCGTGTAACTGGCTGTCATCGCGTACCCTCCGTCCAGCTTCCGCCGGTCTGGACCTTGCCATGACCATGACTGTCAACCTGGACACCGTTGGACGTTAGCGCACCGTTGTTGTGAGTCACATCACCGGCCATCGTGCCCCCGTGGGTCAGCTCGAAAGTGCGCGTTTTGAGGTGTTCCGTGCATTCCACCTCCGGCGTGTCAAGCGTGACGCGGGTCTCTGCCTGGATATGCGCGGTTTTAATACCTGTCACGGACAGTGCTCCGGCATCTTCGGCGGCGTCGTAATGCAGGCGCGCGCCATCCGGTGCGGTGATGCTGATTTCCAGCAGGCTGCTGCCTGTTGCCGGATTATCTGCGCTATATGCAGAGCCAATCACAAACGCGTTTTCAGGGTTGCCGCCCGGGCAACCGATCCAGACCTGCTCCCCTATCGAGGGCGGCAACCAGATGCTGAATGCCCCGGCGCGGGTGACGTTCCAGCGGATCCAGGTCGTCAGCAGCCTGCCGGAGCGAACGCGGACCGCTTTCTTGTCGGCGCAGATTTGCTCCACCACACCCTGGCGCAGAATGTTTTCCAGCAGGCGCATCAAATCGGCATTCATGACGCACCGCCCAAACTGCTGATAACAGCATTTTCCGTAGCGATCAGGTCAGCCGGAGTCATGCCCAGCAGTTCGCGCGCCGGGTACTGCGCGTAAGCGCCCGGACCAACTTCGTCTTTGAGGCCGTACTGGTGAATACGGGCAATGCGCGCAGCGATGCCGTCAAATCCTACAGTGACACCGCCCGCATCCGGTCTGACTTTCATAAAACGCAGGGTGCGCAGGCGGGTAAACATCGGCGCTTTTTTTGTCTCCGTCTGCGTCGCTGATTGCGTTTTGATTTCCAGATAGCGCTCGATATCGGCCCGGTAAAATGTGCGTATATCGCGGCGCTTCTCATCAAATCCCGTGATCGTCCTGCCATATTTACCGCGTCCACCGCGCCAGTTTTTCAGCGCCCGGACCTCATTATTCCAGAAGAACTTGATCCCCTGCTGGGTGCGGTAAACCTTACGGCGGCGCACGGCATAGCCGCTGCCGTCCGGGTTTTTCTGTGACGCAATGCGACGCTGCTGACTGCGGCGCACCGCCAGGCCAATTTTGCGCGCGGTACCGGTGCGCCCCGCCGGGCTGACGCCGTCGAGAATGTCCTGAAAGACCTGATCCAGCTCGCTGAACATCCGATCACTCATGCTCCAGCCTCCTGAAGTATGCCTTCAAATACCAGCCCCCAGCCTGCGGCGTGGGGTGCCAGCACGCGCGGGCGCGGCTCCGGCAAATGCTCGGCGCACGGCACGCCGTTTTCATCCAGCTGCACCAGTACCCGCTGACGCACCGGCAGCTCAAACATCAGATCGGCGGTGTCGTCGTTGTTAATCAGTGTGGTGAATTTAATCTGCTGGTTTTTATCGGGGTTCAGCAGCAGATCGGGCTGATTAAACCAGAGCCAGGCCATCAGCGGCAGCGTGAAGTCGTCAATGCTCCCGGCGTAGTTCATGACGAACAGCACCAGAGAATAGCGATACATGAAAGACGGCGTTTCACCGGTGGTTTCAATGCCACCCTCTTCAACGAACACCGTCCAGGCTTCCGGGTTCGCCCGGCACCAGGTGTTTGCTTTCTCAATGGCGGCGCGGAGTGTGTTTATCTTCAGCATTTATGGCTCCTTTTGGGTGTTCTGGCGCAGGCTGTCCCACTGGCGGATCGCCGCTTTGTCGGCATTGCAGGCATCAAGCGCATCAAGCAACCTGTCACTGAATATCGCCACCGCGCCCCATGTCACGGGCTCATCCAGGGCCGGAGATTGTGTTTCCTCGGTCAGGCTCTCCGGGACGGGTTCACGGATCAGCTGAATGACCGACGCGGGCGGTGCGTTTTTGCAGGCTGCGACTGACAGCGTCAGGCACAGGAGTAACAGCGCACGTGTCACCATTGATCGCGGCCTGCATTGCTTCTCGCCGTCGTTCCCCTTCTGCATTACGCTGTTGCTCACGGACTTTCACCTCTGCCAGTAATTTGTGGGTCTGTATGGCGGTCGCCTTCACTTCCTGAATAACCTGGTCGTAACCGGTCGCCGTTTCGATCAACAGCTTGTTGCGCGTCCGGGCCTCGCTCAGCTGGTCGGTCTGCCACCAGACCACAGCCAGAAGGACAAACATCACAATCACACTGCCCGCTCTCATGACGGCGTACTCAGGCCCAGCAGGCACCAGGCTTTAAAATCGCTGCGCCGGTTAACCAGCCCAGGGGAACGCTTACCGCCCGCATTGACAAAATCAGTCAGCCTGTTGCACATCTGCGGCCATTGCCTGGCCTGGGCATGCTTCCAGATCGTGGTCCTCTGCTTGCGTCCATTTTTATCGGTGAACCACATCAGCCCGGTGCAGCCCAGATTAAGCGCGGCGTCCGTCATGGCTTCAAAGGTGAGCTGAGGCATATCGGCACCGTGGAAATTGTTATTGATGCAGTTTTCTGCCCGTTGCAGATCGTTAATCCAGCGCCGCGCTATTTCCTGATTGCTGTGTTCGCGGTTTTCTACGCCGCCCGTGGAGCCGATACCAATGGTCAGCGCCCCCGCCGTGCAGTAATAAGGCGTGCTGCGGCAGTCCTCCCAACCGGCGATTTTCTGCTGCCCTTCTTTCGACGTTCTGACGCTCCCGGGCGCCAGCGAAATACCCAGGGCCACAATCACCGCGATCGAACATTTTTTGATGATGTTCTTCATGTCGGGTTGTCCCCGTGCAGTTGCTCCAGCAGCTGCCGCTCGCGGTCCGACAGGTTGCGGGTTTCCGCCTGGCGGAGAATCTGCTCGATCAAGTCGTTACGATGCTGGCTGGCCTGCTCAATGCGGCGGCGATGAATCGCCAACCGGACGGCGGAAACAATCCCCAGAAGAAGGCCAGCCAGCGCCAGCTTTTCGCTGACGGTCATGACGCCCACGCCAGTCACCAGGGCGGATGTTGCAAACGCAAAATATTCGTTAATACGATCCAGAGTCATTCCCATAACTGGACGGTTACCCGTTCCACCTCGCTGGTTATCGCAGGCATTTCGATCTCCTGCCCGGCATTCAAAAATATCTGGTTGCTCAGTCCCGGATTGGCTTCGAGCACCTTCTCCGTGACACCTGCGGTTTTGCCGTAATGACGCCAGCAGAGCTGATCAACCGTGTCGTTTTGCAACGCCCTGACTTTCATCAGAACAGCTCCGCATAGATACGGGCTTCTTCCCGAATGTCCGCGATACTCCAGCGCCCGTCCCGCCAGAGATCGTCGATCTGCCTGTCCAGGGCCTCCGCATCCTTGTCGCCTTTTGGCGTTGTGCCGACGTCTCTGTAACCTTCCAGTACGCTGGCCCGCGTGAAGGAGTAGACTGCGCGCCGGAAGCGATAAACTTTTGCGCTTTCGCCGTTAATCTGCTCGACAGGTTCACCGGCAGAAGTCAGCAGTACAGAAGCCAGCGATTCCGCGCCTTCAGCTTCCCTTTGCTTGCGCCAGTCCTTCAGCTGATCCGCGACATGCAGCGCGGCCTCCGTTGCCATATGCATTAATCGGGATGTTGTAATGTCACCGGCGATGCGGGCAGCGAGGCGCAGATCGTGGAGTTTCACTGTCGGCCAGAAAGTGCCGACGGCAATCTGTGCGCCGCCGTCGTCCACGTCCGTCACATCACTCTCTGCGGGCCTGACGGGGCGCTGTGCGATAAAACTCATCGTCGTTTCTCCGGTAGGTCAGGCGGTGGGCGTCCGGTAAAAAGACCGCATTACGGGCAGATCGCCGGGCGCGCCGCCTGTGGCGCGGGGCCAGTTCGTTACATTCAGGCGTTTTCTCTGGCGGCGGTTTTCATTGTCTTTTTTGCCGCCGTTTTGCGGGTGGCTTTTTGGGTGCCGGCCGCCGTTTTCGTCTGCTTGCGTGTTCGTGTGGCTTTTTCTGCTGCGTGTGTTTCGGTTGCCGCTGCATCGCTGAATGAGGTCTCATCTACCGCATCACCACCCGCCGCGCTGGTCTGCGGCGCCTTCTTCAGAACGCTGACCAGAGAGGCGATTTCTCGCTTAACACCTGCGCCCGGGTTCAGGCTCATGGCTTCCCGGAAGAGTTTCAGCGCTTCGCCTTTCGTTTCCGCGTCTTGTGTACCGCGGCGGCAAAACGCCCGTACCTTGCACAGCTTCGCGCGGACCTCATCCGGCATGTCACTGTCAGCCACAATTTCGGCCAGCTCGTCCAGCATGGCGATATAACCTGACAGCTCGGCCCCGGCGTCCGTGGTGGCGAGGTTCAGAATGGGATTACAGATTTCTTCGGTCAGCACCGTGGGTGCCGGGCGGCGATAGTTGTCCTCCGGCATGCTCAGGCCATGCTTAACGACATAGCGCCCGATACGCAGCGCCAGCGCATAGTCGGAACAGTCCACCGCCCATACCATCAGCATGGTGATGACCGGATCCGCGCGCCCGCTGTCGCCCTCTATCGTGCCGTCAATCCATCCCTGAAACTCTGGCAGGATGCTGGCCTTTACGGCGGCCTTCGCCTGGCGGGACTGGATCTGGCTCAGCGAGGATTTATGCATATGCAGGCGAAAGAGGATCTGCTCATGCGCGGTGCGCGTCTCCGCGTCACGCTCATCACTGGAGCCTCGTCTCTCAGCCATGACCTTTTGAAAGTGTCTTTGTGCCGGTGTCAGCATGCGTTCATTCTCCTGGGCGGGCTTGCTGCCCGCCTTGTGATGGAATTATCAGGCGAATGTCACGCCGTCGATCATGGCAACCATGCCGTACTCCTCAATGACATAGTCGTCATTGCTTGACTGGTAAGTCGCAATACGGTTGTAGTGCGGCTCTTCCCGGATAGAGCGACGCAGGGAGCCTTTCTGGTAATACACAGAGAGGTTTTTCAGGTTGGTGATGAGCACGACGTCTTCAGGAATGCCCGGGACAAAGACCGTCGGCAGACCGCCGATCTTTTCCTGGCTGACAATGAGCTGCGCGGCCAGCAGTTCGGTATTCGGATTGGTCTGGCTGAGCGCGTTCACTTTCGGCAGGTTCACTTTCAGCAGCAGATCGGACGAGAGCACAGTCACCAGGCCGGGAGCACGGCGGAACCAGGGATCCATAAGGCTGTGACGTGCATCAAGCACGGCGGCATCAATATTGCCGTAGGTGCCTGACGCAATTACCGCGTTATTCTCATCGCGGGAGGTCAGCGTGATGCCCGGCATAATGCGCTGCGGCGCTTCATCGCGGATCTTTTGCAGCCAGCCCACGCCGCAATCCTGCAATAGCGGATAAGTGGTGCGATCGGAGTTATCGGAGTAATGCGTGCCATTAAAGCCAACCATCTGGCGATCCAGCCCCAACTGACGGGCCATGGCATTACTGATCAGTGACTGAAACTCCGGGTGACCGGCCCACGCGTCCAGCTCCGCATACGAAAGCGCATAGTCATAGTTGGTTTTGCGGCAGTGATAGTTCTGCGGCTCTTTGTTATGGTTCGGTGCCGGGTTTCGGCGGTTGGTGCCGTCCGAGCTGTTATTGGTGCTCGCCATCGGCCCTTTACTGCCGATTTTTACTTTCTGCCCTTCTTGCTCTTTAACCCCGAAATGGTTAACCAACTTCATGAAGTCATCCGACTCCATGGCGGCCTGTTCCAGTTTCTGCTGGATAGTCGGATCGACGCTAAAGCGGTTAGCAACGGCTGAAGGTGAAACGCCGTTCAACTGCGCCTGTCGCGCAATGTAATGATCAAATAGTTCGCGGGTCTGGTTTTCCATGGTTACCTCTTAGAAGTCTGCAAGCTGCGCGCTGCTGTTGCCGGTTGCCGCCGGTCGTGCGCTGTAATTTTCTGCTGGCTGGAGCTGAAGTTGACCGCGCAGCTCGTTAAGTTCGCTGGTCAGTTGCTGAATGATGGTTTTGTCCTGCTGGCGCTCCTGCTCCAGGGTACTGAATCGATCAATCTGATCGGCCTGAGATTGCGCTACCGATTCAACAACCTGATGCAACTGGCTGAATCGCTGATCGTCGGTTTTCTGGCCTTTACCAAGAATGCCCATCACGCGGTTGAACCAGTTGATGCCCTCCTCGCCGCGCTGAGCAGCCAGTTCGATCACTTCAGCTTCAAGCGCATCAGAGAACAGCGGCGCCTCGATCTGCTGGTTATTGAAGGCCATCACCTGCGCGCGCTGCTGCGCGGCGAATTTAAGGCGCTCAGTTCCCAGGCTCGCCGGAGTGTCCGTCATCGCCAGACCGACCACGTACGCCTTACCGTTAAGAGCAAACTGCGGGTGCAGCTCAATGCTGGAGTAAACTTTTTTTCCTTCATCGGTGAGCTGCTTCATGCGGGTAGATGCGTCAATCTCGGCATAGAGCGCGGTACGGCCCGAGAGCGGTCCTTCGGTGATATCTTCGGCGCTCAATGCAGCCACATCCCCCATGGCGCCAAAGTCACTTCCCGGATAAGGGGAAAGGTAGTGCTCAACATTCACACGGGCGCCGTAAACGCCGGGATTGTAATTAGCCGCAGCGTCGCGAAGGTGTTCCGGGCGTATCTCACGCCCATCAACGGTCGCGCCAGAAACCGCTACACGGAATTTTTTACGGGCTGGTTTAGTGGTGCTGGCCATGTCGTTTTATCCTGTTGGTTTATGTCAGTCGCAGCATCATCGCAGAGCGTAAAAGCCCGGCGCCACGCGGTTTTGTTGTCGGAGAGCGGCCAGACCTGAAAGCCCGCGCCGCGGGGATCGCGCGCAGGTAATCTCCCAGCTCAAAAGGGGGAAGTGATGATTCAGGATGCGTTTATTCGATTACGAGCAAAGCAGCTCTACTGGCAGGGATACCCACCCGCCGAAATTTCACGATTAATGGGTATCAACTCAAACACGGTTTATTCGTGGAAAAAACGCGACGAATGGGACGACACAACGCCTATCAAACGGGTGACGCAATCCATTGATACCCGCCTCTGCCAACTGAGTGCAAAAGACAATAAAACCAGTGGCGATTTCAAAGAGATTGATCTGTTAACCCGCCAGTTGAAAAAGCTGGATACCGGGCAGGCCTCCATTGCTGCCGGGGTTAAAAAAACCAGTCGTCGCAAGAAGAAAAATCACTTCTCCGAGGAGCAGATCGAGGCTCTGCGCTCAAAAATTTTGGACTCTCTCGCCTGGCATCAGCGCGGCTGGTACGAACAGCGAGATCAGCGTAACCGGATGATCCTCAAATCGCGGCAGATCGGGGCGACCTGGTACTTTGCCCGCGAGGCATTGCTGGGCGCACTGAGAACGGACGTTAAGCACGACTACCAGCGCAACCAAATCTTTCTGTCAGCGTCACGAAAGCAGGCGCTCCAGTTCCGAAATTTTATCCGCAAAGCTGCTGAAGAGGTGGACGTGGAACTTAAAGGCGGCGAGCAGATCACGCTATCGAACGGCGCAGAGCTGCATTTTCTTGGGACGTCCGCGGCGACAGCGCAGTCGTACACCGGCCACCTGCGATTTGATGAGTTTTTCTGGACCGGTAACTTTATCAATCTGCGTAAGGTTGCCGGCGCCATGGCAACGCTCAAAGGCTTAACGCGCACGTACTTCTCCACACCATCGAGTGAAAGCCATGAAGCCTATCAGTTCTGGACCGGCGATCGGTGGAATGCGAAACGGCCTAAAGCACAGCGCGTTGATTTTGACGTGTCCTGGAAGAAAACGCATAGCGGCGTGCTTTACCCGGACAAAACGTGGCGGCAGATCGTCACTATTCAGGATGCTATCAACAATGGCTGGGACTACACCGACATTGATGAAATCAGGGACGAAAACAGTCCCGATGAATTTGAAAACCTGTACATGTGCGAGTTCGTCAAAGACGGCGAAAGCGCGTTCAATCTTAGCCAGTTACTGGGGTGCGGCGCTGACGGGTATGACGACTGGCCAGACTGGAAACCGTTCGCCAGTCGCCCTATGGGCCAACGTGAGGTGTGGCTGGGCTACGACGCCAACGGCGGCAGCGGCAATGGTGATGCCGGTGCTCTGTCCGTTACGGTCCCTCCCCTTGTGGCCGGCGGCCGGTTTCGCACGGTTGAATTGAAGCAACTGCGAGGGCTTGAGTTTGAGCAGCAGGCGGCGGTCATCAAAGAGGCAGCCGAGCGCTACAACGTTACTCACATCGCCATTGACGGACAAGGCGTCGGGGAGGCGGTCTGGCAGATTGTTAAAAACTGGTTCCCGGCGGCTATTTGCTACCAGATGAGCCTCTCTTCCAAGCGCGCCCTTGTCCTCAAAATGTTGCAGGTCATACGCGCCGGGCGCTGGGAATATGACCGCAGCGAGCAGGGTCTGGTCAGAGCCTTTAATGCTGTTCGCAAAGTCGTTACGCCCGGCGGTTTCATCACTTACGAAACCGACCGTTCGCGCGGCGTAAGCCACGGTGATATGGCATGGGCAACCATGCTTTCGATTATTAACGAACCGCTGGGCCAGGAAAGTGGCGGCGGTGGTTTCGCAATGGGATGGTAACTGTGAAAAAGAAATACGGTAAAAAGCCGATAACCAGCACCGCCGGTTCTGACATTGCGGAGTCACTGAAGGCCGATCCTGAGTTAACTGCATTCAGCTTTGACGGGCCTTATCCGGTACGTGATATGGCCGACCTCCTGGACAATCTCTATTGCCTGGATAACGGGCGATACTATGAGACACCGGTAGATTTTTATGGTCTGGCTAAAGCGCCACGCCAGAGCGCGTGGCATGAGTCGGCCCTGTACTTCAAACGTAATGTGCTGACAGGCTGCTTTATTCCGCACAAGCTGCTCAACCGTCAGACCTTCTCGGCCTTCGCGCTGGACTGGTTCACGTTTGGCAATGCCTACCTTGAACTCCCGCGCAATCGCCTGGGCGGGCCACTTCCCTTCCGGCATTCACTGGCGAAATACACCCGACGCGGGAGTACGGACCTCGATCAATACTGGTTCATCCGGCGCTGGAAAGAGGAACACTCGTTTAAACCGGGTTCAGTGTGTCACGTTCTGAATCCGGACATTAATCAGGAGGTTTACGGCATGCCCGAATATATGGCAGCGCTGCTGGCGGCCAGTTTGTCACACTCCGCTGACATGTTCCGCAAGCTGTATTACGACAACGGCTCCCACGCGGGGTGTATTGTCTATATTGGCGCGGGACAGGTTGACGATAAAAGCATGAAAACGGTCAAAGAGACACTGACCGGCGCGCGTGGGAAAGGGGCATTTAAAAACGTACTGCTGCATGCGCCAGGCGGCGGCAAGGATGGCGTTCAGATCCTGCCGTTTCAACAGATCACGGCGAAAGATGAATTCATCAACATTAAGAACGCCACCAGGGACGACATACTCGCAGCGCACCGTATCCCGCCGCAGCTGATGGGCGCCATGCCAGCAGGAAATGGATCGTTTGGGGATATCGAGAAGGCCGCACGGGTCTACGCTATCAACGAGCTGACGCCCGTAATGGAGGCCCTGAAGGTGGTCAACGAGTGGCTAGGAGAAGAGGTGATCCGTTTCAACCCTTATGCGTTGCTTTCCCCAGCGAAATAACCGCTAGAGAATTCACTTTCTTTGAACAACATCAGGCATTTATAACAGGCCAGCGTTTTCGCTGGCCTCATCTTTTCTGCTTAAAAAATCCCGCATCAGCTGCCCTCTACGCATCGCTGCTTTTTTCCTGCGCGAGGCATGCCTCCACCCAAAACGACCGCTCACCGTGACGCAGAAACCGTGAAATTGCGTATTCTGCCGCCTTCCCTACCCTGACCCGTTTGCGGGGGCTTGCCCCCCGTCACCTGCGCGCAGCTATCCTTTCATTTTTCGTACATGAACAAAATCGGCCCTTGACCGTGCTCCATATGGGTTTAAAGGGGATAAAATTCAAAAAAAAAATGTGCGATTTTGTGCGTTATTGTGCATCGAACTAAAAATACGAACGTTCAGGTTTAGGAAATATACTGCATAATAGTTCAATTATATCAACCGACTGCTACATTCAAAGTCTACTAATCACTCAAGGTTGACAGGGTATCATCTTCTTAGGTGCGCTCTTATCAAGGATTGCACGTTGCACCTTTGATAAACTCAGTCTATACGATAGATGCTAAGCCACTTAGCATTAGATATTTATGCAAGTCTATAAATTTTCACCTAAAAGAGGGTTAAAGGTTGGATACTAAAAGAAGATTAAAGCGAGCTTTAAGTGCTATTAATGATGCTATGTCCACATTAAGAAGCGCTCGTTCCAAAGCAGAAGATGGACGTTCAGATATATCTCGGGCCTTAAATGAGCTTGATGATGCCGAGACGAATATACGTAAAGCCATTCGTGAACTTCCAGAGGACATCTAAATGTGTATGGCCGCACAATTGCGGCCTTCATAATCATAGCGTTCGGTACCCACGTCTAGTTAGGGGCAGTAACTACATAATGAGATTCAGGTCGGTACTCCTCGAGGTAGTCAGGATGCAGCTCACTATGAGCCGAAGAGCATTGCATGGTATAGTAAGTTATCAAACCGGCTAAGCCAAACCAGAATGCTATTATCGAAAGGTTCAACCAAACATACCCAATGGGAATCATAGTTTCTTATCTGTTCAGGATATTAGATAATCTATCGGAAATGACTGAATGCCGCGAAAAGAATATAAAAGCGAACGGTCTCATAAGGCTTTGAATATTTTGTGGTAATCAGTGTGTGATACTATTACTTAGGGATATAAATGCTATTCGACGAAGATAAAGGTCCTCGGCTAAGTCAAGATACTGAGGCACTCATCAGCAACGGACTAGATTTTTTGAACAAGGCGCGTGAGGAACTTCAGGCGGGACAGGCTAAATTCTCGGTTGTGAGCTTCTGGGCTGCTGTTGAAATCCTAATGAAAGTACCTCTGGTGAACGAGCACTGGACTTTGGCCTGCTCTGGCAAAAAAATGGAGCGTCGAAAATATCTGGCAGGCGACTTTCAGTCAGTAACATATGATGAGGCCTGTGCCCGTTTGGGTGACGTTCTGGAAAAACCGCTTAATAAAAAGACCGTAGCTCTCTTCAACAAGGTCAAAAATCACCGTAATAGGGTTGTCCATTTCTATCACAACGAGCTCAGTGAAGGGGATCAGTTGCAAGTACTGGCTGAGCAAGCTGACGCTTGGTTTGCGCTGAACCGTCTTATGCGTGAAGACTGGTCTTCCCTTTTTGGCCGGGAAATGAGAAGAAAACTTGCAGAAGATGAGACGAGAATGCTGCGTATCAGTGAATTTTATGCAGGAGCAAAGTTCCGCCATGAATCTGTGCAGCAAGAACTAGCTGCCGAGATCAAGGTTGGAAATTCTGTTAGTGAGTGTTCTGTCTGTGGATATGCTGCTGTATTGAAGCAGATGCTGATACCAGAAATCCGTCTTTATGACACAACCTGCCTTGTATGTGATAATCAGGATTTATATTTGGACTTGGATTGTCCGGATTGTGGTAAAGCAGTTGTGATGAAAACCGGCGACGATGATTTTAAATGCGATAGTTGCGGTTATGAATCTAGGCGTTATGAAGCGTTCAATCCAATTCCTGCCGATGAACGAAATGAATTCGATTCGGCATGTTGCTCAAACTGTTTACGCATTAACTCTATATGTTACTTCAAGTCCCTGTATGACAACTTTATCTGCACGGGTTGTTTTAATACTTATGAAGTTGTGGAGCAATGTGAACGCTGCTTACGCTGGAGCACGGATGTACCTGCATGCAGTTTAAATGAGGGGTGCATATTCTGTGGTACTAGCAAATAGAAGCAGCGAGCAACTTACTTTAATCCGCTACCAAAACTCATCCATGATATGCAGTCATGAACGTCTAGAGTTCTGTGGTTATCACACACACGGGTAATGTATCTGAACTGCTCCCTTAGCAGTGTACGCTCCTATCCAGAGCTGTCAGACGAGAGGCCTAGTATGTAGGCTATCTGCGAAGTGCGGGCTTAGTGATCTACAACACATTTAAAAATTGATGTAGATAGACAAAACTGTAAACAATAGAGAATAATAGACTCCATACACAAACTATTGAGGTTTTGACAATGGCAAAAAAAAAGATTTTAACTATCGGTTTCGAATTATGTGATGAAGAATCAGAATATAGCCCATTTGACAATGACATATCTCTGTTAGATTGGGATATCATTCTTTTGAGACCTGACATCCACGATTACATTTATCGACAGCAATCAACTTTTAAAGGAAATCCATGTCTTTCAGATAACGAATCTTTCAAACTCAAATCCCAATCTGAGCATTGGCGTCGGGAGATAAAATCAGCCATTCAGCATGGTAAATTAGTCATTGTTTTTTTATGCGACTTCAATAAATTATATATAGCGACTGGAAATAAGACCACTTCAGGCACAGGACGAAATCAAAAAGTCACTAGAATTGTCGATGAATACGATAATTATAAATGCATACCTGTCGCACTTAACCCAATTAATGGGAAAGGGAAGGAGATGAAATTATCAAATAAAAACTCTGAAATAATCCTTTCTTATTGGAATGAGTTTTCTGATAAATCAAAATTCAACGTCACATTGAATATCGATACATCCATTCCCCTAATCCTTACAAAAAGCGGAGATATGGAAGTGGGGTCGTTAGTTAGGAATGAAAAAAATGCAGGCGCGATAATGTTTTTGCCTGATATGGATTTTTATGAAGAGAGCTTCATAAATGATGAAGATGAATGGACTGAAAATGCATTGACATTTTCCGCCAGGCTCATCAAGGAAATAGTTAAAATTTCAAAAGTGGTTCATTCGTCAAGTGAGATAACACCTCCGCCAGAATGGACAAACGCTACTGAATTCAAATTACAAAAAGAAAAAACCATCAACGATGAGCTTATAAAAATAGAGCAAAAACTTAGTGCGATTCAGCTTCAAAAAGAAGAGCTTCTTGATAAAATAAAAGGAACAAGTGAATTGCGTAATTTATTATTCGAAAAAGGAAAACCCCTAGAGAAAGCAATTCATTTGGCACTAAAGACAATTGGCTTTCAAGTTAGTAACTTTGATAATGGCGAGTCGGAATTTGATGCAGTTTTCATATCAGAGGAAGGACGTTTTATTGGAGAGGCCGAAGGAAAGGATAATAAGCCAATAAACATAGAAAAACTTCGACAAATTGCTTTAAATATCCATGAAGACCTTAAAAGAGATGAAGTTACAGAACCTGCCAAATCGGTATTATTTGGAAATCCTTATAGAGTTCTTCCCCTAGAGGATAGAGATGAACCATTCTCTAGTAAGTGTATTTCATCTGCCAAAGCAAGTTCTACAGCATTAGTTTTCACACCAGATCTATTCATGGTTGCTAAATATCTGAGTGACAATCATAATAAATCATTTGCTAAGCGCTGTAGAAATGCAATTTTAAAAACCACTGGTCGAGTAGTTTTTCCCGCCCTCCCTAAGAAAAATGAACCTATAATAATCGAAAATGCTGTAGAGTAGTTGTTGCCCCCCCCCCCTTCTCTTCTACATCTATTTCGTAGAGGAGAGGGATGGTAAATAATTTTAGATAAAGTCTCATTTATGAATCCCCACTTCTGGAATTCAAAAAGCATTCAACACCGTAACAGCACTGCAGGAACACTATCAGGCTAAACACAGATTATTCCATCCAGAATATATAATACTCAATGCTTAGGGCCAGAAAAGTGTTTCGGTAAGCCAGGGCCTATTAAATCCCTCCCCCTTCTCTGATGGCAAATTCCATTCCGCCTGAGCCAAAATACAGCCACTTAATAACAATCTAACTTCACCGTCACTAAGGACGAGATTGGGAAAGGAAATTTACCCTGTGTAATAAAAATTATCTCTGTAGTGCAGCTCACCCCCGCATTTGATGCATCATTTTATTTTGTTCGACAGGAAGCTGGCAATATTCGCCTCACGCGGCTCATAATCGTCATACATGTTCACCCAGTGTTCTTATCTCCCCAAAAGAGTACAGCCCATCCTCTGGGATCCAGTTTCCTGAGCATGTCGGAATAATGCCCTACTGGATTATCGGTGATGTGACCTACATCTACTTTATTGTGTTTTTTCAACAGTTTCCACACATTCTGAATCTGAACATCTGAATTCTCTGGTTCCATACTGCGCAGCGCCCCATCATGAGTCGCGTAGTAAATGCGATCACCATAACGTATGCGTTTACCATTAAGTAAATGATTAACCTGGGATTCTCTAAGTTCGATGCCAATAGATGAAGCAAAATCGCTCAACAAGACCTCAAGCGGGGAGTAATTGCGTGATTCTACGTGGCCCTGCGCTTTCTTCTTGTTATAGATCTCCTCTGTAATCCTTCTCAGTACAGCCCGGCGCTCTTTTAAGGGTAGTTTACTCACATCAAGCGATCCCGTTCCTTCACCAGGCGTCATTATCTCAGGTATAGCAACGTCAGTTACCATCTCTTTTTTGCGGTTTTTTTGGTTTGGGGGACAGTTATTGCCACGAGTCCAAGGGGCGACGGGGTCGCCCTGGGCGGCGCTTTCAGCGCCTGGGTTAGCGGGAGCCTTCTTCACCATCTTCCAGGTATGGACATGCGTGCATATTTTGTTTTCCTTACCAGTGATTGGCGACCAAATGCCATAAATACGAATCCCGTGATCGCCATAGGTTCCTGGTTCGACTGTCGGCTCGTAGGCGGTATGAATGAGGTAATTTTTGCGGGGAACAAGTACACCGCCCTGCTTCATGATGTAAGTGGCAAAACAGCCAACATCAGCAGCAGCGAGCACAGCGTCCAGTTTTGGATCCATAAGTACCGGAGCACCCGGTTTGCTGGTTTTCATTGCACGAGTTGCCTGCGATGCGAACAATCGTAACTCGCGGTACGCCTGGCGGCCTGGAATACCAAAAAAACGAAATTGTTGAACACGGTGCAACGATGCCCACGCAGTGACGTGCTCGGCACTATCACGTAGTGATTTACCCGTCTCCTTGCTGACGGTGTCACCCAGCCCACGCCCATCGATGTTTTTACTGACGTACTTTGCAATATAACTGGCCGGAGTCCCCTTTCGCGGGTCTATCAGCTTTGACTTGAAACGAGCGCCAGTGTTATTGCCAAGTTCGGCGCGATCTTCTCGGATAGCGAAACGACGCAGCAGCTCTGTGATTGCTCGTCGATGTTTTTTGCGCATAAAACACAATAAATGCCAGTGCACAGTGCCATCGTGATGTGGTTCGGCTACGCGGACGCCGTACCAGCGCAGCTCTTTTTTGTGCATTGCCTTACGGAATGCCGCAAATGTATCAACCAGATAGTCGCTGCTTTTCCTAACTGTCGAGTGATCCCATGTAGGGTTAGGCTTCCCGTTCATCAGTGTGGCGTGGTACTTAGAAGGACAGGTGATGGTATAGAACATGGCGCAGTCGCCACGCATTTCAGCTATCAATTCCAGGCCTTTGACACAGGCCATCATCTCATTACGACGGTGCGCTGGATTGCTGGCACTGGCAAGCACCACATCCTCCATGCTGAGCGTGTCGCCATCTTCGTTAATCAGATCATGGTTGCGGAAAAAATCCATCGCCTTACGGCGTTGTTCCCGCTTCTGCAACAGAATGTCATGGCTGACATAAGGTGATGCGTGCCGATGAACAAGGCACGCAGCCCGAAGCAACTCTTCCCGCCATTCATTGCGGAGTTGCCACAGCTTACGTTGCCACCAGTCAGCACAACGCATACGGGCAAGCGCGCCCGGTATCAACTCGTAGTTAATCGGGTTGCGGCGATTATGTTTGCTGCGGAGCGCTTCATAACCCGGCGGGATAACATCGAGGCGTGACACTTCGGCCGCCACACGACGATAGAGCTCCAGTATTACGATGGGAGAAGCTAATTCATCGGTCAGCATCTCACCGCAAAGCTGGATAAAAATCATATCAATGTGCGCTGCGACCAGCGTTGAAAGCCGCTTAACCTCCCGCTGATTCAGTTCAGCAAGTCGAAGGAGTTGATCAAGGCTATCCCTGCCAGCCATGGCCTGGAATGACAGCGACGCCTGGTTAGCACGGACCTTGTCAATCCTCACTAATGAGGGAGTAATGACCTCATTCAGATAGGTAGGCAAATGGCGCGGATCTTCTGATTTTTCCAAATACTTAATCCTTGTTTCCAGCGGCTTGCGCAGGAAACCAGGCAAGCTGGCGACGTCATCACGAATCAGTGTAAGAGGATCAACACGATGGAGTTCTGCATGTCGCTTAGCTTTCTCAATCAGCGCATCATTCAATTCGTCATAGTGCCAGGGATCGCAATGTGCAACAGAAAAGAGGTACTCTTCTGCTGCACGACTCATTGCTTCAGCCTGCTCGCGTTGATCGCTTTTATCCTGCTCATAAAGAGCAATCCAAACGGCCAGCGCAGAGGGCCTTCTCGCTGGCTTAGCCAGAGCATATGGGTTTATGGCTTTTAACGGGACATTCCAGTCCCAGGCAAAACTCGGGCTTGTCATTCACATACGCCCGCATAGATGCTTGAACAGCTGACGCCATTATTCATGCCAGCCAATAAATCGAATTGACGCCCCCCTCTTGTCGTCATGGCCCAGTCGCGATATGACTCAATCCCGTACTTCTCTAGAGTGATAAATTCAATTCGACGTTCCGATTTGTGGGGATCGTTTGTAGACGGAAAAAATGTTGAGTTACCGCGACGGCTTACAGCAGCGACAAGTTTTTCCCATTCAGCTACTCGCGAGATTTCTCCGGGCCAGCGAGCGAAAATTTCTGCTAACTCCCCCTTAGTGACATGGATGCATGGCATGCATCCAGCTCTCCCGCATCCTTGTAAATATAAGGGGTTCGGCTTGATGCCATGGCGGCGTGCAATAGCAAAAACATCATCATGCAGCCACTTATGGATCGGACGATAAATACATAAGCCGGGTCTATCATCTGCATCTTCTTCCCACTCAGGTAAATCAGCCCTTGCTGGAGACTCTTGTGCTCGTACCCCTTGCCAACTAATTACGTTGTCATACTTATCAAGTAGCGGATCAATAACCTGGTTCTTGATAGGGGCATGCTTCAACTCAAAAGTACAAAAACGCACCCGAGTCGAAGGGAAACGCCCTTTCCACATACAGAGATCCAGAAAAGGAATACCAGTGGGCCACAAAATTTTAAGCGCTCGCTCTACTGTATAATCCGCTTGCTCCTCTGTAAGTCCGCACTCATTTACCAGTGAAATCGGCCAAGCTGTTCTAATAAACTCCCTTTTTTTCATGATACGATCAGAGAAATCGGCTTTAACGCGAACAACCGGCCCTAGTTTCATTTCGAGATAATCGAGATACTCCATGGTCTGAGGATGTTCGTGTCCAGTATCAGCAAATACAACGCTATGGTTAATTCCTGCTTCAACGGCAAGTAACCACGTTGCAAGACTATCTTTTCCCCCAGAAACAGATAAAACGCTGTATGTGTCCTTTTGAAACAAGATTTTTGGGTATTGGATTAGAGACATTCTTCGCCTCCAAGAATTAGCTTCAGGAGAGCTTCAGTCATTTTCGACATTCCTGGTTATAAGTTTCATGGGTCATCAGTCGCCACTGCTTGCCACCGTTTTTGCTTAGCAAACGCCAACGGAGGCCAATGCGGATCACGAGATAGGCGTGTGGCTTGACGCGGGTGTAATTACGCTGGCCGCGAGCAAAGGATTTCAGGGCGGCAAGCGCCCTGTTACAAACCGGCAGCGGCGCGTTGCAAACAACTGACAGATGCGAATGCATAGCAGTCCTCAGAGTGATTCAATGTGTGAAGAGGTCAGACGCTGCCAGATTTCGCAGACTTGCTCTGCTTGATAAAGCGCGTCAGTGAGCGTGTAACGTGCAAGTGCGCTCCTTGCGTGAGGTGCATAATCTGTGGCAGCAGCAAGGTCGAGAAGTGAACGAATGCAGCGGAATTTTGTACCGTCAGGAAAGATGCCAGACACCTCTGAGCGATCCACGGCATACCGAAGCGAAACCAGTTTTTCCGGGGTATCTTTGAACCATACAAACAACGCGGTATTTTGAGGGCGGGTGTTATCAGCAATAAAACCAGCAAGGTCACAAAGCACATCCCCTTCGGCAGCGGTTGCACTCATCACCTCTGCACGCCAGTGAGAATCTTTCTTCATCCAGTCAAATGCGGTCTGGATACTGAGGCGCCCTTTCAGGTTTTGCGCTTTACGGATGTCGATTGAGGAGTAAAACTTCTTGCCAATCTGACCAGTTGACGGCTCAAAAAACACAGCCTCAATGGCACACAAAGGAGAAGACTGTTTCTCGCTGGTATTAATCAAATCAATCATTAAATGGTTCATTGTTCTTAGTCCTCGCTGATTGGTAGTTCGCGGTGACTGATCCACCGCTCGACTGATGAATAGATCTCTTCCGGGGTGAGGCTTTCCTTTTTCAACTGGCCAACGAAAATGCGCAGCAGACCCAGAAGGTGAGCGCGTTCGCGCTTACGTGCATTGGCGCTTATTTCCACGAACTCCGGATCGCTAATTTTGTTTTCAAGCTTTATAGACGTGACCGACATTCAACCTCCTGAAAAAGGCAAAACGAATCCCCGGCAAAATGAATGCCGTTATTTTTAAAGCTGGTTAATTATTTGTTGGAGCGCGGTTTTCTTTTAATCTGCTTAAATATCCTTTCATGCCAGTAATACATGAAATCAATAAAAGTCATTCGCGCGCGTTCATGATTACCGCGAATTGCCTTTTCTAGCCCAAAAATTATTAAATCTTTAGTCGGGCTTTTTGAAGTAATGGTGATACGAGCACCGTTTTTCAGATGTACAGTGAACCCCTGCTCTGCACTTTCCATCGCCTCTCGGATCAGCATTTCCTGTTCCCAAGATGTTTTTTCTTCGGTGAACATGGCGTACTCCGATGATCAGTTAAAGCGAGGGGGCTCGAGCCGCCAGGAGGCTTTAGCTCCCAGCTTCAGGTGTTGCAAGATCTCCGGGGGTAACTTCTACAGTTACCGCCGGCGGCTTGGCAAACACCATAGCCTTCTTCAGTTGCTCAGCGTCGAGTGATAGCAGGTCGTATGGTTTAGGGATGTCGCCATCGGTCACGGCAATAATGATGTTGCGGAGTTCTTCAAGAGTGCATTCATCATTCTCGCCTTGAAGCATTGCGAAATGATAAAGGTGGGATACGCCATGGCGTAAAAGCTGGAGAGAGTAATCATGATTCCATTCCAGAAACTCTTTATTGAAATGGAAGCATTGTAAAAGCGAGTTAATTTTGTCTGCATATTCGAGTTTCATTTTCGCCCCCAGAGATTAAAAAGCAATAAACCGCTTTTTACTCATGATTCTGTCAATCGTTCGGCATGCTTCTGATAAAGCAAAGTCAATGCCGTAATAATGGCCTGTGTGCGTAATTTGATAGCGCTGGCGGTTGTACGGTTTTTTGCGTGGGAGTTTCAGAATAGTAAAACCACAGTAGAGGCTAGTTTTGCTATTGAGCTGTAATACTGATCCGCGGCTACCGTTCTTCATGTTTCCTCTCCTGAAACCGGCTATCGACCTGGCTCACCGAGACCAAGCCACATCAACCACCCTTCTCTGATCTCCTTTGGACGACTTTCGTAGGCCAGTTTCATGCCGTTGTTCCAGGCTGGAAGGTAAACCCAGTACTCGCCCGCACGGCCAGAAGTTGATTGGGGATCGGTCATTTCGATTACAGGTAGCTTCCCTTTCTCGATCATGCCTCTAACTGCTGCCGGCGTTTTCCCGATGAGTCTGGCGAACTCCTGATAAGGAACCGCATCGGTCGTACTTATGATTTGCTTTACCATTAACATTTCCTCGTTAATCGGTTCATGGATTGCTCTGAATGGCTTATAGTTGGCTTTAGTGTTCAATACTAAACACTTAACAGTTTACATCTAAACACCATACTATTGAGATCTAAACACCATGTCAAACGCGTTAAACGAGAAAATCGTCTTAATCAGAAAGTCTGAGTATCTAAGTAGACAGCAACTCGCTGATCTAACAGGCATTCCATATGGGACTTTAAGTTATTACGAAAGCGGGCGCTCAACCCCTCCAACCGACGTAATGATGAAGATTCTGCAAATACCTCAATTCACTAAATACACACTATGGTTTATGACCGATCAGGTTTCGCCTGAAGCCGGTCAAATCGCACCGGCACTCGCACACTTTGGGCAAGACTTAACAACCTCGCAGCAATCAGACCAAAAGATTGGTTAACAATTAACCGGTCTTACATACATTTCAAATGTCTGTTATTGGTCGAAAAGTATTCATCACATAATGGCAACGCGTTGAAGCCTAAAAGCAAACGCCCCCATCTGAGGGATTTCTTATGACAATTAAGAAACTCGATGATGGTCGATATGAAGTGGACATAAGACCTGCCGGGCGCAACGGAAAGCGCATCCGCAGGAGGTTTGACAAGAAGAGTGAAGCAGTAGCATTTGAGAAGCACACCCAGTTTAACCACCATACTAAAGAGTGGTTATCAAAACCGACAGATAAGCGGCATCTGTCTGAGTTAATACAGATCTGGTGGAATTTGAAGGGAAAGCACGAGGAACATGGACGGATAAATCGCAATAAGATTGAGACGTTCTGCAGGATGACTAACGATCCTTGTGCATTTCAGATCACGAAGGCGCTGATAAGTCAGTACTACTCAACGAGAAGAAGCCAGGGCATTAAAGCTTCGACCATAAACCGCGATCTCAATAGTACAAGTGGCATGTTCACTGCGCTTATTGAGGCCGAATTGTTCTCCGGTGAGCATCCAATTCGGGGCAGAAAAAAGCTGAAGGAAGAAGTACCTGAAACCGGCTATCTCACCGAAGGAGAGATAGCCCTTTTGCTCTCAAAGCTCGATGGCGACAACAGGAAGATCGCGATCCTCTGTTTAAGCACCGGTGCTCGTTGGGGTGAAGCTGCACGACTCAAGGCGGAAAACATCATACAGAATCGAGTAACGTTCGTTAAAACCAAGAGCAACAAGCTTCGCACTGTTCCGGTATCAGCAGAAGTCGCGAAACTCATAGCCGGTGGTAAGCGAGGTTTGTTGTTTACCAGTGCGTCGTATACCGACTTCAGGCAGACACTTCGGGAAGTAAAACCAGATCTCCCGACTGGTCAGTCTACGCACGCCTTGAGGCACAGTTTCGCGACGCACTTTATGATTAATGGGGGAAGCATCATAACGCTACAAAGGATCCTCGGGCACGCCCGAATTGAGCAAACGATGGCCTATGCTCACTTTGCGCCTGAGTATTTACAGGACGCCATTTCTCTTAACCCGTTAAGAGGTGGCATTGATGCGGAAAATGTCCACATTATGTCCACACTTAGGTAGTAAAATATGGCTTTCGATGGTGTTGTGTGCCGCACAACCCGCATTACACTGTTGAAAGCCACGACTACCAGGTTTAGGTAATGCACCCGACGGGGCTTTTTTCCCCGCTGCGATCGCAGGTATTCCCTTCATTAATGTGTTAAATTTGTTGTATCTATGTTTACTCTTCGTTGGTAGCCGTTTTCCAGCATAAATGACTGACGGCCCCACCCGCGATCGGGAGCCGTACATTCATGTCAGATTTTATTCTTGCTCGCGTCTCGCAAACGCTCGCCAATGAACATTCCCTCGAAATGTTAGTCAGGCAGCTGCTAGAGATGCTGGAGCTTGTGACCAGAATGGAGTCGACTTATCTGACTCGTATTGATTTAAAAGCGCAGCGCCAGCTGGTCCTGTACGCGCATAACAGCAGCGAAATGCAGATCCCGGAAGGGTTTTCGGTGCCGTGGAATGAGTCGCTGTGTAAACGTGCAATCGATGATAACTGCCAGTTCAGTAACGATGTCAACACCCGCTGGCCGTCGTGCATCGCCGCTCAGGGCATGGGTATTATCACCTTCTTCAGCATTCCCGTGCGCCTCGCCGACGGTTCGCTGTACGGCACATTGTGTGCAACCAGCCGCAATAAGCAGCCCTATAACCTCGAAGGTGAGCAGGTGATGGAGCTGTTTGCTAACTTAATTTCTCACTATATTGAGAAAGAGACGCTGGTTGATCAGCTTCGCACCGCCAACGTCGCGCTGGAAATGCACTCCTATACCGACGAGCTGACCGGCTTAGCCAATCGCCGGGCGCTGTTTAAGCATCTGTCGTCAATGTTTCCCCGCGAGCGCGAACGGCAGCGCAATCTGCTGATGATCTTTATCGACCTCGATGATTTTAAAGCGATCAACGATCGCTTTGGTCATCAGTGCGGCGACAGCTTTTTGATCCAGATTGGCGAACGGCTGAAGGCGAATATTCGCCAGGGAGACCTGGTGGGGCGTCTGGGCGGCGATGAGTTTTTGGTCGTCGGCACCGAACTGGACACTGTGCAACAACAGTCCTTTGTTGCGACCCTGCGAGAGGCCTTACGCGGAGTTTACTTTCTGGGTGAACACCGAATTAACTATCCCGGTGCCAGTTTTGGCGTCACTGAGGTGAATCCGCAGATTCAGGATGTCGAAAGTGCGCTGCGCGCTGCGGATGATGCGATGTATCAGGATAAAAAGTCCCGTCGGCGTGATTCCTTTCTGAATATTGATTAAAACCTGACGGCGATATCCAGTATGATAGCGAGGTTTTCCGGTAAGCTGTGGCGATGTAATGCAACGGCTTAATGGTTTTGTGGCAGGACAGGTCATATTTTTAGCTTCAGGGGTAACATCATGAGATTGGGTATTCTTTTCCCGGTGGCCATTTTTATCGTCGCCGTTGTTTTTCTCGGTTGGTTTTTTGTCGGCGGCTACGCGGCTCCGGGCGGCGCGTAA